AAAGGCCGTGGTGTCCATCACGGCCTCCGGCGCCGATACCGAGAGCGGTTATGCCGTCTATCGCGGGCGGCTGAATGGCACCAATGCTGTCACCGACTTCCGCCTGATGGCCGTGATCCCGAAAACGGCGGGAGGCACCACCACCTACACCGATCTGAACCGAGACATCCCCGGGACCTGCAAGGTGCCAGTGCTGAACATGAAGAAAGGCGCGGATGCCATTGGCTGGCGTCAGTTCCAGCCGATGACCAAGATCCCGCTGCCCTTCGGTGTCGGCGGGGTGCCGGTGTACTCCTGGTTCCAGTTCCTGTTTGGCTACCTGCGGGTGACCAAGCCGAAACACCACGGGTACATCAAGAACATCCTCCCGGCCAACGCCGTGTGGAAACCGTTCGCGTAATCAGTCTCCGCCGTCGTTGAGCGGCGGGGCGACTCGCCGCTATTTTTGGGGAAAGCCATGCGTGTCTTGTGCACCTGTCCGAACGCCTCCGTAATGATCAACGGGGTCGGGTTCTTTCCGGTGGAGGGCGGGATGGTTTCCGAAGACATCCCGGAAGCCGTGGCGGCTGGGTTCATGGCCATCCCTGGGTATCGGGCCATCATTGAACCGCCTGATGATGTGGCCGTGGCCGAAGAGACACGCAGCACGCCAGAGGCGACCAGGGTTCGTCGACGGCGTCCGCCGAAGGGCTCGACTGGAGAAGAATGATGGAATTGGACCTATTGAACAGATCTTACCCGGCGATGGCCCGCGCCAAGCTGGGGGATGTGCTGCAAGAGCTGATCGACAAAAGAAACGCCCTGCTCGAAAAGCTTGACGCTGACGTCTTGGTGAACGGCGCCAACTATGCCGAAACGCTGTGGGCCATCACCGACAACCCGCACATCCCGGCGGACACGGCGGCTCCGACGCTGACTTCGGCTACGATCGGGACGGATGGGAAAACTCTGACCCTGGTGTTCGATGAAACCACGCTCACCAGCGCGAGCGGCGATTATGAAGGGTTCGTGCTTAACGTCGATGAAGACACCAGCGCCCTATCTGCACCGGTGCGCACCAACGGCACCCTGGTGTTCACCTGTGTTGAGGTGGCGTCGGGTGCCGTCTGTACCCTCGACTATACCGGCGCCGACATCAAGGACATGGCGGGTAATGCCCTGGACGCGATCACTGGCGCAGCCGTCACCAATCAATCCACCGTCGAGTAAACGTCATGAGCCACGAAGACAATCTCAATCGTATCAGCCCCGCCACCCGTGATGTTGGGCTGGGCACTCTGCTGCAAGAGCTGATCGACCAACACAACGCCTTGCTGGCGAAGTTGGATGCGGATACCGGGGTGACGGGCACGGATTACGCCTCGACGCTGGGCATCGCCGACCTGGAAGATCGATAGCCGGCGGGGCGGTAGATGTCCATCTTTTCCGCCGTTGACATCCAGCCCCTGCGGGAGCGTCTTTCCGGATGGCCAACCATCAACGCCTCAGACCTCGGCGATCCCTATTTGTTCGCCAAGCTGTTGGCTGCCGAAGGGTACGCCAGCGCGCGGATGCGGGTGTTCTTCGAGCCGACCGAGATCCTGCCGGAAGCGGCCACACAGGCTGAACGGGACGCCTTCGATGAGGCGGAGCCACCGATTCCCTGGGCTGAAGAGCCAGGCTATCCGGTCGACCCGGAAGCCTTTCACAACGAACGCTGGGGGCTGATCCAGGCCCGTCATAGGCCAGTTATTCAGATTCACTCGATCAAGTACGTCTACCCTCAGCCGCTCACCACGGTTTTCGATGTCCCCGCCGAGTGGATACGAATCGACCGTAAATATGGTCAGATCAGCCTACTCCCTGGACCGGTGAGCGCGCAGATCCCGCTTTGGTCTCTGAGCCTCATGGGGGCTGGCCGGGTGGTGCCTCATGTTATCCAGGTGCGCTATCAAGCCGGGCTGAAAAACGCCAGAACGAAGTACCCGCACCTGTTGGACCTGCTCTACCGCCTGGCGTTGCTGGGCATCCTGCGGGATCAGTTCCTCCCACAATCCGGATCAATATCGGCGGACGGCTTGAGCGAATCGGCATCGTTCGATCTCGACAAGTTCGGCGGCCAGTTGAATAGCGAGATCGACGCGCTCCGGGACGCTATCCTCGGTATCCGCATGACGGTGCTCTAGCGGCGATCCCTCGGCGCTGTCCATGTACCTCAACCCGACCCACTTCAATCGCTTCCTGAACAAGATGGGGCAGGATGTCCTCTGGCGCCAGGCGGTCGCCTGCCCATGTCGAAACCAACACAGCGGGGCGGCGAGCCTGAATTGCCCGGTCTGCCGTGGGAAAGGGTTTTCATGGCAAGACCCAGTGCCGGCGTTGGTGGCGCTCACGGGACAAAAGGTGAACCAGGAATGGGCGAAGTTCGGGATGTGGGAAAACGGCGATGTCGTCATCACCATCCCCTCTGATTCGCCATGTTACCGGCTGGCCGATTTCGACCGAGTCGTATTTACCGACTCGACCGAACCCTTCTCGTTCACCAGGGTAAGAGGGAGGGAGCCCGCCCTGATGCTCGATATCGCGAGTCTTGATGGGGTGTACCTCATTCAGGATGGCGACCTGGTGCTGACCGACACTCCAACCCTGGTTGACGGGGTACCAACCTGGCCCGACGGCGAAGGCCCGACAACTGGACAGCAGTACACAATCATGGGGCGAAAGCATCCGGAGTATTACGTGTTCCAGGATTTCCCCCAGGACCGCGCGCATCACCATGGGCGGGATCTCCCCCGCCGGGTGGTATTGAGGAAGATCGACCTGCTGGGAAGGGAGGCGGCGTGATCCTGTTTTTCAAAACGAACGTCAAGGGTCATTTCCGGCGTCTATCGTCCGGCAAGACGGTGTGGGTGAAAGGCCACCAAGACAAACGCCTAGAACATCATGATAGCCAGCGCCAAGCCGAAGATGTGCGCGTCAAAAACACATGGATTACTGGAGATGAGATTGATCGTTCCCCTGGGGATAGCCTACAGGCGCGAGCTATCGCGTTTGCCAGGGCGAACTTGCAGGGCAAAACCTTTCACAATGAGCCTACTGGCTGGGAAATTAGCATCGGACGAAGGGGGATAAATAAAACAACCAGTCACGCTGGTAGGGAAGAGCACGCACGATCTGTGGCCGCGTTACCTGGTCTACTGCAAAATTCCGTAAAAGTATTTACAGAACCAAACACCAATCAGCGAGAGCGCGTTGATGTTCCTTGGGTCCATCACTTCTATGCGCCCTTGATAATTCGAGGGAAATTCTATATAGCGCGGTTGGTGATCAAGGAAACACGATCAGGACAAAGGTTCTACGATCACGATCTTTCAGAAGAAATAAGCCCGACAGATCATGGCGCTAGTGCTCACCTTCCCAAAGAAGGGGCGGCGCATGAACAAGTCGGGCCTAATCTCAGTATCGACGGCTTAATGTCGTTCGTCAAGCCTGAGCATCGCCCCCCTCAAGGAGGCGCCTAGTTCCATGGACGACCTCGTTTTCACCCTCAACGTGCCTTCGCTGCCGATCGGTCTGCGCGCCGGGTTTCCGAACTTGGCGCATGCGGTTGAGCGCGTAGCCCAAACAGCCCACGCCAAATGGTTGTCATTCGCGGCGGGTGAGCCGGTACCGGGCCACAGCCAGATCGGTTCGCGCACCGGGGCGTATTTGCGCTCCATCAAGATGGAGCAGCGCGGCGAGCTGTCTTACCGCGTATTTTCAGACGCTCCACATGCCAAGGGTATCGAAGAGGGGTCGCCCGGGCGTGACCTGAAACAGATGTTGCTGACCTCGCGCAAGATTCGCGTGGTGCGAAGCGGGCCAAGAAAGGGAACACGGTATCTGATTATCCCCTTCCAATGGGGAACGCCGGGGACTAAGACCTTCGGTTCCCAGGTCATGACATCGTCCGTTCATCGTCTCTGGAAGAGTGGGAGCTTGCGCCCATCCGCTATCATCGGCATGGGGCAGCGGATGGGCGGCTACGGGCACATCGTTCCTCAGCGACGGTACGACTGGGGTGATCGTCTCCAGGCCGGGCAGGTGCAAAACAAGCACATGGTCGGCATGGTGAACTTTCGCACTCCCGGGGGGCGCGGCGGGGCGGCGCATTCGCAGTATCTCACCTTCCGGGTCATGGCCGAAGATTCCAAGGGGTGGATCGCCAAGGCGGTTCCCGGTAGGTGGCCAGCCAGGACCACGGTCGAGCTGATGCGCCCCTTGGCCGAGAGGGCGTTCAAAGAAGCCTGTGAAGAGGATGTCAGGATAATTCTGAGAGGAACCGCAAAATGATCAGCTACGGCTACCCGCTGAGCGTCGGCAACGCCATCTACATCCCGGTCACCCCGCCCTGCGATTCCCAGGGTATGCGCGTCCTACGCCGGTTCGACGGAGATTTCACCGGCGAGGATGACCCAGACGCCTTCGTGGTCTACGAGGGTGAGCCGCCTTCTGGTGTGGTCGATCACCTGGGTTTGCCGAATGGCGTGGAGGCGTTTTATTGCGCCTATTCGTGGGACGGTGCCGAGTGGACCGCTTCCGATGTCGTTTCGGCCACTCCTGGGTCCAGGATCGGAAACCTTCAGCCGGATCTCGTGGACATCGTCAGGGAGCGGATCGAGGTCGGACTGAACGATCTGGTCCAGCGCGGCGTCCTCGCCCATGAATCAGGGGCGTTTCAGGTCGCTATCGCCCCGCCGGTCTTCGAGGAATCGGTATTTCCCGTGGTGGCGGTCGAGCTGTCACAGGATACCGATGATGTGCGTTTCATCGGCGAGCTGATCGGCGAGGGGCGCGCCCTGGGGAACAGTCCGTATCCATGGCTTGAGGTGGACGGCTATCTCTCCCGGGTCATTGTGTCCTGCACGGTTTGGAGCCTGAATCCAGACGAGCGGCGGCTGTTGCGCCGGGCGCTCAAGGCCATTCTGATTGCGAACCTGGGCGTGTTCAACGCCGCCGGGGCGCAGAACGTTGGTATCACCCTGGCCGACGAGGACGACTTCAAGAGTTTTTCCGTGCCCGTGTACATGGTGATGTCTTCCGTGAGCGCCACCTGGCCGAGCGCCTTGGAGATCTTCGATAGAGAAATCAAGGAGGTCGTGGAGACCTTCGACACGGTCGATCCCGCCCCGGTGCTCGATTTCTAAAACGTCCATGTTTGACGCGCGATGGCGGATGTCGTGAACCGATAATCAGGGGATGGAAATCGCCAACGCCAGGCAGAAGAGATGAACGAAGAGCCCTCCGACCAGTTGACGTCAACGATCGGCCCTGAGCCGATAGATCATCGGGCCGCCGAGCCGGAGCCGGTGCTCTACCTGAGAGAGTTTATCGCGGCCATTAAACGGCGTCCGGAAATCCAGGGCGCGTTCGCTCGCTTCTGTAAGTACAAAGGCATCAGGCGGGCCACCAAGGCGGAGTTCGACCGTCTGTTCCGAGAATTTTCTACTCGCCAAGTCTAGGAGATCAGCCAATGGCTGTGATGTTCAATGGTCGCTCGCTCGTGACGCCAGCCGTCGAGACCTCGGTCGACGACAGCAAGATGTTCCCGCTCTCCAACCCCTATGGCAATGTGCTCGCCATTGTCGGGTCCGCGCTGGGAGGCAAACCCAAGACCCCGTTGCTGATGGGGAGTCCATTGCGGGCCAAGCGCATCTTGCGCGGTGGCGAGGGGCTGGAAGCCGTCAACAAGGCCTTCGCCCCGAGTTCGGCCACTGGGTCACCAGCCAGGATCTATTTCGTTCGCGTCGATCCGGCCACCCAGTCTGCCCTGACGCTGGTGGACGCAAATGATGACGACGTGATCGAGCTAAAGTCCACGGACTACGGCGCCCACACCAAGGACATCGAGATCAAGATCGAGAGTGGTACCTCGCTGGGCAAGAAGATCTCGATCCGTATCCTGGGCGTGGTCAACGCCAAGGACAATGTCGGCGCCGATCCGCTGAGCATCACCTATACCGGCGCCGAGGCCACCGCGAAGGTGACCGTCGAGACCGGGGTGATGACCATGGAGGCCCCCAGCGGTACCGTGGTGAAGACCATCCAGCTCGACAGCTACTCTTCCAGTTCAGCCATTGCCGAGGCGATCGAGGCGGTGGCCGGCTGGGATGTCACGGTCACCAGAGGGCAGGAACGGTTCCTGCCGAAAAACTACGATTACGTGAGCGGCAACCCCAAGGCCGCGCCGGTCAAGGTCAATGGGCACCTGTTCTCGGTGGTGAACTGGATCAACTCGGTCGAGGAAATCCAGATCGACGCCGCCCAGTTAACCGCCAACGGCCTGCCTCCGGCGAATATCGCCTATACCCAGCTTGTTGGCGGGGTCAACGGCAACATCGTGTCCACGGACTGGGAGGACGCCTTCGCGGCGCTGCACGAGGCTGATGTGCATTGGATTGTCCCCCTGAGTGATGATTCGGCCATCTGGGACATGACCGTGGCGCATTGCGAGTACCTGAGCAGCGTCAAGAAAGAACGCCGGGCGTTCGTTGGCGCCGGGACTGGCGTATCGAACGATCAGGCTGTGGCCCATGCCATGGGCGTCAACTCGGATCGGGTGGCCTATGTCTGGCCCGGGGTCTACGAACAAGACCCGGTTACCCGCAAGTTGGCCTTGAAGCCCGCGTATTACGGCGCGGTGGCCGTGGCGGCTGGGTTCTCCTCCATCAACCCAGGCGAGACCATGAGCCGCAAGCCGGTCCATGTGGCCGGCGCCGAGGTCCAGTTGCGCGAGCCGACGGACACCGATGAGCTATTGGATTCCGGCGTGCTCCCGCTGGTGCAGGGGAATGCCGGGGTGATCATCTCCCAGGCGGTGAGCACCTGGCAACTCGATGAGCGATACAACAGGCGCGAGGTCTCGGTTGGCGCCGCCGTGGATTACGTGGCCCGGAGCGTGCGTGATGGCCTGGTGCAGTTCCTTGGGCGCCGGGCGGCCCCGGTCACCGTGGCGGCCATCCGCAGTCGTACCGACTCGATCCTGGCCGACCTGGCGCGAGATCCGACCGTTGGCGGGTTGGGGGTTCTGGTGGGCGATTCCGAATCGCCGCCCTATCGCAACATCCGGGTGGAGCTGAGAGGCGACGTGGTGACCGTCAGCTTCGAGTGCCAGCCCGTGATCCCGATCAACTATATCCTGATCCCCATCACGATCTCGCCTTATTCCGGCACCGTGATCGAATAACGAGGAGAATACCCCATGGGTGTCCAAAACATTCGCGCCCATTCCGGCAATCTGATCCAGCTCGAGCTGGATGGAAAGGTCTATGGCACGATCCGGGGCTTCAACGCCCAGGACGACTACGCCCCAGAGCCGCTGTCCGGCATCGGCGAGGTCCATGTGCAGGAATGGGTGCCATCGATGGCGCGGCACACCCTGCGCGTCGACTATATGATCATCAAGAAGGACAGCCTGCGGTCCCTCGGCGTCATGGATGAAAACGCCTGCGAGCGGTTGCAGGGGATCGAGTTCGAGATCGTCATCTACGAGAAGATGCCGCAGGCCGGCGCGGGCGGGACCGCCACCCAGCCGGGGGTGTGCGATCACCGTCTCGGCGAGCTGCGGAAGTACAAATACTGCACCATGGCCTCCGCCTCGATAAACATCCAGGCCCACCAGATCGTGGTGTCCGATGCCACCTTCTACGCCCGTGACGTGGTCGGGAAAGGGATTTAGTCGTGTACACGGAGAAGTATCAGCAAGACGTAGTCACCGAGAAGTCAGAAGTCGAATGCTGGCGCGATTCCTTGGTGCGGTTCCTTGGGTCAGACATTTGTCGCCTCGTCGGCCAAGACGAGGCGGACAGGATTCGTCGCCAAGCGGCCTGTCTGGACGATCTTGCGCGCATCCTTGGTGAAAGGATAGCGGCCTTCGGCGATCTATCCCGAGCATTGGATAGTGGGTTGGCGACGGCCACTGTCGGGGATTTAGGTCATGAGTGACATACCAAGGTCCGTTCCATTCACAGTCGATGGTGTTGGCGAGTTCGCGTTTCGACCGCGGACAGTTGGTGATGAGTTGCTGATCCAGCGCAAGACACGAGAGGAATGCGGATGCAACCCGGACGACGCCGGGTCAGACCTGCGATACCTGTCGACCGTGGTCTCCGAGTTGTCGGTGTTGTTGGTCGGCAGGCCGAATGGCTGGGTCCTGCGTGAAGCCAAAGTACCTCAATTGTTGGCGGTTTACACGGCGTTCCGGGTCGCCGAGACACGATTTCAGGACGGACTTCCGGGCGCAACTCAAGCCAAGAGCTAAGGAATACGCTCAGACCGTCGAGTGGTGGTACCGCGATAGGTACCGCCTCACGGCCAATGATCCAAGGTTCCTCAAATCCTGCGAGGAGGAATGGGCCTTGGATTACATGACCGATCGCTACGCCAAGAACCCGCGGTTGGCCGAAAACGAGTTCGACAACCCGGACTTTGAGTCGGATGTCGAGGCCATGATGGCGGCGGAAGACGGCCAGGTGTCCGAGGAGGTGGCCGAGCCTGGCAATGATAGTCCGGATTGGGAGGTGATCGATGAGTAGCGTAGATTTTTCGGTTTCCGCTAATCTCGGTCATGCCCAGGGTAGCGTCGCCTCTTTCATGCGACAGCTACAGCAACTTTCTGGCGTTACGAACGCTTTCCGCGGCGTTCGCATCATCAATCCACGCGATTTCTCCGAGGCCAACGAGCAACTGAGTAGACTCGTTGGCACCTATCATGATTTTCGGCGCATCGACTTCTCCCGGGTATCAGGATCGGCTGGGGAGTACGGCACCAGGATTCAGTCCAATCTTGCGAGCTATCTCCAGGCCAATCCTTTTCGTCGAGCGGAGATCGAGGATCAACTGACTCAGGGGGTCTCTCCTCATCAACTCGACTTTGGCCGGGTCTTTCCAAACCAGTCCGGGGCGGCGCTAGCCCAGTCCATAAATCAGTACCAGCAGGCGCTGATGGCTGGCACTGGTCTGCAGGGGCCGCAGGCTGGATTTTCTCGATATGAGAGCCAGGATGGGTCTGGCGGCGGCATGGGGGGGTGGCTGTGGGGGTCGGCCAAGTTCGCTCTCGGGATGGCTGGGCTCTTATCGGTCATGGGGGTCGCATCCAGGGCGGAGGACGACGCCGAAGCCACCAGGAGGGAAGCCGATACCCTGTTGAGGCATCTTAACGCTTTCGGCGATGGCCTGGACAGCGTGCTGGCAAGGTTCCCGCAACTCGGGGACGGCCTGGCTGTGTTGAACCATGAGGCCGTAAGACTGGCGGATGCTTACACCAGGATCTCTCGCACCACGGACCAGCAAGAGATCGCTGAGGGCACTCGTGGCGCCATCGGCCTGGCTCGGGCCTACGGGGAAGACCCGCGCCAGGTCACGTCGATGATGGCCCAGCTTAAATTTCTCGGTGCCACAGGCAGAACGAAGTCGGATGAAAACGAGTTCGTCACAAAGTTGGGAGGGGCCATCTACCAAGGCGGCATGCAGGGGAATATGCCGTTGGTGTTGAGTGAGCTTACCTCGTACCTGCAGATGACCGCGGAAAGGACCGGAAAAGTTCAGACCAGCGGCATCGAGAACTTCCTGGCTGAAAGGACGGCCCAGTGGCGTAGCGGGGACATGAGCGGCGCTGGTATTGGAGCCATGAATCGCATCAACGAGGGTATCGCCAATCCTGGTGGCGGTCTTGGCGGCCAAGCCATGATGATGCGGATATTTGGCCCATACGCGCAAGGCAACCTTGGGACGTACAAGCGACTGATGGAGCTTGATATGTTCTCCGATATCGGCGAGGTGATACCGGATCTGAAGGGGAAAGGGCTATACAAGGCCGACATTCTAAGGAAGGGGCTAGCTGAAAGTGTGCCCGCGTACCCTGGGGACAACGACGCCGGAGATCTCAGGTGGGGCGACATCTCTACGGCGCTCAAGATACCTACCGACGTAGCCAAAAGGTATCTTGGCGAGGGCTCGGTTCGAGATCCAAGAGGATTCGAGAAAATCGGCCAGGCCCTGGCTGAGGCTGGGGTACCGTTCGGCGAGATGGCCGACGGAGCCGCCAAGTCATTGATTGAGGCTGTCAACACGGATAGCCCGACAGACCTCAAGAGGATGGCCGACGACGTGGCGGCATCCATGCCTGATGACAAGGCCAAGAGGTTTGTTGCGGATATTGGTGAGGCATCAAAGGCCGGAATTGATGAGTACCGGAAGGTGCTTATGCGTGGCATTGCCGAGACTGGCAGGCAGGAAACGCCAGAATCGAAAATGCAATCGGAACTGGTTGGCATTCGCGGCGCGATAGAAAATTCGGTTGGCAAACCGCTGCTTGACATCAAGACGATCATTGTCGACCGGGTCGCTAGGGGGATAGAGGTCATAGAGAGCGGATTTTCTTCGCTGCTCAGATTCTTTGGCGCCACTTCGCAAGGAGAGCCATCCAAGGAAGATAAAGCATTTTCTTCGTGGGGAACGCCGAAGCGAGAAATCTATGACCTGGTACGCTCGGCGCTGCCAGATGACCTCGGGGAAGGGTCGCTCAGTGCTGGTGTTCAATATGAAAAGCTCCAGGGTGGTCTCACCAAGGCCCGGGCAACATTGACATCGGATGAGCAAAGAGCCCAGTTCGACGCGCTTGTGGCGGTCAGGCTGAAGGAGAAGCTTGGTATCGACGCCACGGAGCCGGTAACGGTTACAAACCCGAAGGACGAACGAGACAAGGGATTCGGTTACGACATACCCGCACCCATCGGGAAGCCAGGGAAAAGGATGCTCGAACACCGGTGGGTGAATGACTTCGGTAGGACTGGTGAGATACCTGCCATTGCATTCACTGACCAAGGTACAAAATCAGTCGCCACGAACACAGACGTTGCCGAAAAGACGAAGCCTGATGTGGTGCCAACGCAGGTGGTCCAGGCGGGGAAGAAGTACGACCTACCCATGCCGCTATACCAGCCAGACGCAACGCAGACCCGTGGTGTTGACGGTAGCGCTTCTCGTGGTGGTTCTTCGCCAACTTGGGAGGAAAACAGGCAGAACGTCGAGCGATTGTTCGATCGTTCCGCGTTCGATCGTTTTGGCCTAAGCGAGTGGATGTCTCCTGATCGGTTCAAGAATCTCTACATGGGATTGGTTCGCGCCGAGTCTGGCGGGAAGAGCGGGGCCGTTTCTGGCGCCGGGACCAGGGGGTTGATGCAGATCCTACCGAGCACGGCTATGAAGCCGGGATTTGGTATTGATCCGCTGGCGAAGACATACGCTGATGCGGTCAATAAGTTGGCCGATCCAGAGACGAACGCAAGATTCGGGCAGCAGTACCTAGCCGCTTTGCTCAAACACTACAAAGGCGACGAGACAAAGGCGCTTGCGGCCTATAACGCCGGAATCGGAAACGAGAAAACAGGCGAGGCCTATACCTTCAAAGAGACCCAGGAATATATCCCAAGGGTGCTGCGGAATGCCGATCAGGAGGCGGCGCGAATGGCCCCGGAACAGAAGCCGGGGGGCGTTGCCGATTCGGCGCCAAAGGCGGTACAGGGCGAACTGAAGGTAGTCATTGAGCATCAGACTGGCGGCGTAGTGACCCAACGAGAGGAGCGCCTGGTCGGACTGTCGAGCGGGGCCAATCAGCCGTCCATGCCTGGCGTAGTCAATATTCGCCAGCCCGATCCCTGGGCTTATGACGCCTCGCAACGGGATCTGTGGTCTACCAGGTCTGCCATGGTCGAGGCGGCCTGATGCCCGGGATCAAGACATTCAAGCCACGGCTAAAAGTCGTGTTGGTTAAAGGGGTCATTGACCCCGATAGCCGATATGTTGGTGGATCTGTCGAGATTGGCGAGATGATCGACCTTACGCCACATATCGGCGATGGCGGGTACGTGACGACCCACAAGTCGATCTATCAGCCGGTTGGGGCTTTCGAGGTTGTCTTGCCCGACAAGCCTCTTGGTAGAGAGGGATTCCCGGGTGGCCTCGATAGCCTATGGGGTGTGATCGAGCCGTTCGACTCGATACTGATTGGCATGGCTCGCAATGTTGGCATCTACGACAGGGGGTTTCAGTCGTGGATGAGCAACAGACTTGGTCCGGTATGGGGGTATGAAGGCATCCCGTTGGTGATGTCCGGCTTTGTGCGCAAGGTTGTTCGCGACGAGTCAATAGATTCTGGTGGTAGGCCGAATAGACGCATCGTGATTCAAGGGACGGACTATGGGTGCATTGGCGAGATAGCCCAAGTCTCCAGGATCGGTGGCGTGGCCCGCGACATGAATATGATGCCCCTCTATACCATTGATCAGCTTGGGCTGAAGGCTGGCGTGATGACGGCCAGGGAATATGTCGATGCTCTCAGGAGAAACATGCTTGGCAAGCAGATCGAGTATATGCGTGCCACCATGCCCTTCATCTTCGACATCAAGGCCGCCTCTCCTGTAGTGATCAATGGGAAAGAACATGGCATCGTGACCCAGGGCAATGTAGTCGTAAACGCCATGTCGGATTTTGACGGCACCTGCTGGACCATCATGCACAAGCACGCCGACACACCATGGAATGAGCTATTCATCGAAGACAGGTGCAATCCGGACACCGGGGAGCTTGGGCCTTATCTCGTCTACAGGCCAACCCCATACAAGGACTACAAGAGTGGATTCATCGATATGTCCAACCCGCAAGCCTATTGGTCAAGCGGGGCGATCAATAATATGGATCAGGAGTTGTATGCCGATGTGGTGTTGGACACCAGCGCATGGCCGCTGGTCGGAGCCTATCAGGAGAGAAGCGATGCCCATGTGAGCAATATCTATTGGGTGCCCATTATGCAGTCGCAGTTATGGGGCGATAGGATGCTGAACGAAATGCTCACCAGGCGCGAGTCGGTGATTGACTCGACAGCTTACCCTAGGACGAACATAGATATCTTTGGCCCAAGGGTAATGAATGTCGAGAGTCGCCTGACCTACTCCGATAGCAAGCTTCTTCCTCTGCAAGAAATAGCTGAAAACCAGGAAAAGGCCATTATTGGAAGCATCGCCTGGGCCGATAAGCGGCGCAAGTGGCTCAAGGAGGCGAACAAGGACAACGTTGGTTTTTCGAGCGGGGCGCTACGGGTGGTCGGGTTCGAGAAGCTTCGCCCTGGATGCTACTACTCGTATATGCGAGGTCAAATGGCCTACACCCAATACGTTACCGAAGTACATCACACATTTGCGCCCTATCGGCATTATTCCACTACCATGAACTACATTCGCGGCGACAACTACTATCAGCGCATAGTCAAGAAGCAGCCACACCTCCTTGAGGGCCATGTTGGAGCGTATGCCGGATGAGAGAGCTATGGGATTCCATGCCGAAAGGCAACGTCGGTCGCTGGGCCAAGGTGGTTGGTGTGCATCCGCATGTGCACTCGGTGGACCTAGTATTCTTGGATGATGCCACAAAGGCCTATGCAGTAATGGTGCTGTCGCCGTTTCCGGCTTCGCAGTCTTTTGGATATAGCCACCTACCCATCCCGGATCTGCCGCAAAATGCCGCACCTGATTTTGTGCTCAAGCCCGGAGCCAAGACGGCCACCTCTGGCGAGCAGCGGGCCGCGGACCAACAGAACTTTGTAATCAAAACCGTGGCGATAACCCGCGGCCAGGTACCAAGTACGGATGATGCCCTTCCTGATACTGGGGTGGCTGAGGTAATCCGAGTAGAGCAGGGCGGGGTGACGTTTATCCCGATAAGCGATTACCGGCTCGATACGGACAAAATCATGTGGTCTCCGAGCGGTGGCGAGCCGATACCAGGATCAAAGTACCTGGTGACATACAGGTATGCGCCGGAAGTAAAGCCTTCGTCGTCAAAGCAATCTGACACCACGATCGGGGCGTCAACATCAGGAGATGGCGAAAGCGTAGCCGTGGTAAAGACGGTCATCATGACGCGAGGTCCGAGCCCGCACGGCAGAGATCAGTTACCGGATACCGGGGTGACCAGCATTCAGAAGGTCAAGCAGGGTAACCGGGTGTTCGACGGTCTGATTGATTACTTGCTGACAAACAACGCCGTGGACTGGACACCCGAACTGGGTCACGAGCCCGAAGGTGGGACCCAATACACGGTGGACTACACCTACCAGTCGAAGGCATCAGGGATGATGAAGTCTGCGGCTACCGGAAATAGTGCCGAGGTCCAACAAACGGAAGCCAAAAAGTGGAGCCCGTTGATGTCCGGGACCAAGGATGTGATCGCCTTGGTGCAGCACATCAGCGGGATACCGGTTGTAACTGGATTTCTCCCCCCGAGAGTCGACGATCTTGGGTTTGATGCCAAGAACTACCCAGACCTTGAGATTCGTAGGCACCCGTCAGGAAATCATGTGGTGACAACTGGGGACGGCGCCGTGGAAGTAATGAACCCATCCCGCGGCATACGCATCACGATTGGCGAAGACGGGAAAGATAGCCGTCTATCTCTTGCTGGAAAGGACTTTCAAAAACGATTCAAAACCAAGGACGGAGCGAAGAAGGGGACGCTGGTGGTGAGTGCAGGAGGCGATGCTACCGTTGTTCGCATCAAGAAATGCGGAGTCGAGATCGAAACGGTGGGCGCCGTAACGGTTCGGGCCGACTGCGGCGTGGTGGTGGAAGGCATTCTGTACGCCACCGATGTGATTGCTGGCGGCGTGAGCCTGAAGAATCACAAGCATGGGGGCGTGGAGTCCGGCGGAAGCCAGACGGACAAACCAACCGGGGGTTCGCCCGGTCCAAGCTGTGGGTGCGCCTGATGGCTACGTTGATTGACAGTTTGAGCGGGATTGCTAGCGGCGTTACCTCTGCGTCCAGCATCGCTGCGGGTATCTCTCTGGTGGATATTGGCGGCCTGCTGGCGTCGTGCGCCATAGATCAGGAGGATAGGCCGGTCCTGATACTCGTCTTGAACGAGATGCTCCCTGTGTGGGGCCACTGGTTTTTCCCGAAACCCGAAGACCTGACATACTCGCAACCTGTCCGGGCTACGCCAATACAGACACTTGGCGGGGCCTACGTGGATGATTTTGGCGAGGGTATCAGAGAGATCAATTGCTATGGCCGATCAAGTTATAAGCACGGCCCGTTGGATTCTTTGGGGTTAGGCGATGTGTTATCTGATGTTGGTTGTGGACAGGGAGAGATCATGATGAAGAGTCTGAAGGACTGGCTGATCCGCGACTTCCATCGGCTCCGGGAGCAAAACGCTCGCCAGGGGTTAGACCCAGACCTCTACCAGATGTTTCTCGTGGATGTCCTGAACTTTGAACTGTGGCGCGTGTTTCCGCTCAGTTTTGTTCTGCGCAGAAACAAGCAGAGCCCGCTCCTGATCCAGTACCAGATGCGGTTTATAGGGCTGGAACGAGTGATTTAGGGTGGCCGGTGAACATGGACATAAAAGAACCGTGATCCTCACGGTCCAATCCACCTCTTCCGCCATTCTTTCAAACTCAGGTACAGCACTCTCACGCTCGAAATCTATCTCATGTTGAGACAGGCCGTTATAGATCCGTCAGTCGTGATCCGATAATCCAAAATCATGATTACCGCTTCCGATGCGCTCATCGATCCCGGCCTGGACCTCAAGGCTCAGAGCAACACCATTGCCGCCCTGATATCGGAACTGCCCTCGCACAAGGCGGCCATCCCTGTCCTTCGTGAGTGGTTTGCTTGCTGGCAGGCTATGCTGACGGCGCTCAAAACCGAAGTGGACGCGGGAATTATGGAAGGCCTCGATGACGACAGACGGGGGTTCCTGGAGCGCGCGGAGCGTTTGGCCTATGCCGCGGTGAATCTGCTTGCCATCGCGCGTGTTGGCCTTGGCGCGTCCGATGCTCTCGCTATTGGCCACATCTGGACGCATCACACCAGGGCGCTATGGGCCATCCGCGGCGCCAGACAGGGCTTGATGTGGGTCGTGGCAACAGAAATCAGCGGGGCACCGACCAGGTTTCTTGTGCAGCCAGAAGCCGATGCGCTTATCGCATCAGCAATGCTCGATCCGCTCTCCGGTGAGCTTGACCTTGATGGGCTGGTGCGTAGGTTGACGCTTATTGCAAGGGGTGTGTTATGGCGGTAAGGGTCAAACTGATACAGGTCAAGATCGGGGATACGATACAGCAACTCGCCGCGCGCGAACTGGGGGATGTGCAGAGGTGGCGCGAGTTGGTGCAGATCAATGGTTTGCGCCCACCGTACATCGTGCCGAGCATCGACGAAGCCGACAAAGAGCCGAACTCCTTGCTGTGGGGAGAATTTATCGCCGTGCCATCTATCGGCGATACCGGGCCATTGACCGGTGCCGGGGTGTATGGGGTAGATCCGTGGTGTGTGCAGGGGCAGTTGATCGCCAACGAGGATGGGGACCTGGCTCTGGCCGGGGGGACGGAGAACCTGGGGCAGGCCATACAGCATCGAATCGGCACACCATACCGCTCTTATCTGCCTCATCCTGACTATGGGTGCGAGGTTCACACCCTGCTCGGGGTGCGAAATCGTCCTGCGGCGGCGCTCCTTGGGGCTGGTTTTGCCCGTCGGGCGACTCTTCGCGACCCTCGCATAGAGGAGGCCAGGGTTGGCGCCCATGTGCTAGGCGACCGGATCTATATCATGGTTACAGCCAATCCAGTCACCAAAGAAACCCCGTTCGATGCCAACCTCGTTCTGACACTTCCACAGGTATAGGCCGTGTCCGCATTTACCATACGAACGTTTCTTGAAATCCTCTCGACTATGGTCTCCCATGCCAGGGCGTCCAGCCTGAAACTTACCGACTTTAACATCGGCTCGGTCACCAGGTCCTGGCTCGAAGCCAATGCCATGGCTCTTGATGAGCTGTGGGTGACAACAGGTAACGGGATAAAGTCGGCCATACCCGAAGCCGTTTACGAAGGTTTCGGGTTTGACCGGCTTCCAGCGGCCTATGCGGTCGGCAACATCACGTTCTTCCTGGACTCAGCCGCCACAGACGATGTGGTAATACCGTCAGGAACGGTTGTGCGTTCTCTGGGTGGCACGATCGAGTACATCACCCTGTCTGCCGGGGTGATCGGCGAGGGGACGACAGAGGTCACGGTACCAGCTAGGGCGGCCACTCCCGGGGCGGCATCCAACGTGGCTACGGATACACTGACCGTGCCTTTCACAGAGGAAACCGTCAATGGGCTGAGGTCCACGAATAGGGCGCCCATTGATATGGGCCGGGACCTCGAGTCGGATACCGAAAGAGAAGCGCGGTTCGCCGAGTATGTGATCTCGTTATCGCGCGGTACCGTGGCGGCAGTAGCGTATGCCGCCACACTGGCTCACATCCTCGATGGCAGCGGGAATCTATCCGAGCGGGTGGAGCATGTAGGGATGCGAGAGGTGCCCGGAACCGTGTGGCTATATGTCCACAATGGTGTCGGGGGAACCTCGCGCGAGTTGGTAGACTTGGTGGAATCCATTATCGAGGGCGAGGCCAACTACTCCAATGGTACGTTCATCCCTGGATACCGATCGGCTGGAGTTGAGGTCATCTATTCGGCAGCCGCCGACCTCTTGATTGATGTGAGCATTCAGGCGTCGTTGGCTGTTGGGTATGAGAAGACGGCCACCATAGACGCCGCCTCGGCGGCGCTGCAAGCCATGTACCAGACGTTTTCCTATGATTTTCTTTCGGTGCACCATATCCTGACGGCCCTGTACCAGGTCCCAGGGCTGCGGGATATCACCATCCTATCTCCAGAGCATGGGTTCAACCTGCCGGTGTCCTGTCGCCCAGTATTCGGCAGGTTGGATGTTGACTGGATATAGCCATGACAGCTAGGGCTATCGATTTTCTGCCGGCCTACTTTTCCAGGGACCCGCTCGCAGTTGAGGCCATCCACTTTTCGACCCCGGACCGAGTCGAATTTTCGTGGCGCATCCATGACTTCACGCTTGAGTTGAGATCGGAGGGTAGGGACCTTGATCTTAGCCTTACCGGCATCGTCGTCGGGGATGTTGTCGATGCCCTGCAAGCGGCAGGGTATGCTGTGCAGGGGTGGGAACCCGATGTTATGGCGCTCGGGGCAGAAGCGCTATTGCCTAGCTCTGGGGTGGCCCAGGGCGACACATCCGGAACGCTTGCGGTTCACACATCGATACTCTTTTCGCTTCTTGGCGGACCTGAGCGCGAGCGGGCCGCCTTCGAGGCCGAACTCCCCAATGCGATCGAACAGATTACGCTCACCACGGCCGCCGGGTATTGGCTTGATGTGCACGGCCAGGTGTACGGCATTCCCAGGCCGGAAGGGATGCCCGACGCCGAGTATGTCCAACACATTTTGGATGAGGTGCGGCGCGCCAGGGATAACCCGGTGGCCATGGAATCAAACCTCCGGCGCCTGCTCGGCCAGGACATCCGGGTATTCGAGCCCTGGAAGCGGATAGCCCGATGGAGCCGCTCCAAACCATCGACGGACCAGGTATTCGAGTCCGATCCATTCTATATCAAGAACATTATCCAGCTCCGGGCGCCTGACCGACCGCGATCATGGGTCCCGGCCATGCGGATTGCTGAGGCCGACCGTCCGGCGGGGACCCTTCTGTTCGAGCCTCAGTGGGACCCCTGGGCGCGGCACATCCTGGTCAACCCCGGGGTACGGTCCTTCAACCCGGTGCGGGTCTGGTCCTCGCACATTCGCGGGTTGTGGCACCTGCGGCACGATTACTCGCGGGCCAGCGTCGACAAACCGGCGCTCAACCGGAGCTTCGTGTCCCTGAGCTGGATCGCCGGACAGTGTCGCGGCGGGGTGGGGAATCCCGCTGGCGTCATTATCGGGCGCCGTCGGTTTTGCTACTCGGACGCGGTCTGGTCGGTCGGGCCAAAGCTCGGGAGTATCGACTGCCGATTCCCTGGCCTGGACAGGCTACTCATTACCGGCGACCAGAAACGATTTTCGGATGATCTGGTGCTCTCCGACTACACCGTCGAGCGAACGTGGATACCGATCTGCAAGCTGACTGGCGGCGAGAAACCCATGTTTGCCTCCGTCGATCCGGTTGGCCCGGTAGCGTCGGCGATGACCCAAGTCCACACCATGTCGGCCAGGGTGGGGAGTCAGCTATGGAGAGGCTGGGCCTGGGGCGGCTGGGATGACCACGCATGGAGCGAAGGGAACATCGGGAGCGCCTATACCCTGGTCGAGGCGTAGGGGTTGGTCGCCCCTGGCCCGGGCGTGGGGGCGATTTATGAATCGCCCCGAGAGATCTACCCTTCCAGTCGCGGAGTAGCGAGCTGGCCGATCTGGCTCATCATCCAGGGCTGGATCTTCGCTTGCAGCGCGGCATCCGTTTCCTTCGACGCCTGCTCGAACTCCCGGGCGATCTCCGCCAGGAGGGGCGCGGCCTCGCCATCGGTGCGCAGCAGGCGCTTGGTGATGGTCTTGGTCGCCTGGTATTCGACCTCCCTGTACGCCTCGATCACGGCATAGAAGCGCCGGACCTCCTGCGCCAGTAGGGGCAGGTGCCGCACCTCGAACTTCCCCGGCGATGGCACCCCGGTCACCTTTCGCAAGCGGTACCAATAGGCGTGCGCCACGCTCCGCGGGGCGGGCATCTGATGGGACACCAGATAGGCACAATGGCTCAGGGTCTGTTCCTGCTGCGGGGTCAGGTACTCGGGGGTGGACTGGATGGGCTCCGGCTCGCCCCTGGGGATGTACTCGCCTTCCAGCACGATGGTTTGTAGGATCTCGCCCACCAGCCGCATCGCCTGGGGGATCTGTTCTGGGCTGAGGTGTTCGATGTCCTCCACCCCGAGCTTGAGGTTGACGATGCTATGGGCGTCGCTGTAGCTCAGGGTCCGGCCCTTGCTCTCCGCCACCTTCACCAGGCGACGCACCGCATTCACCAGCGGGGCGCGTTGCTCCAGGGTGGCGTAAGTCAGGCGGGGCGGGGAGGGGGAGATGGGGGTGGGGGGCTCGACAGTCGGCGCGCCCATCCGTTTCTGCCAGGCGTCCCACAGGATGTCGTCGCACTCGTCTTGGAAGGCGATGACGGTATCGCGGATCTCGGGGCGAACCTTGGCGGGATGGATGGAGTTCATCCAGCCGGGGAGTTTGCGCAGAGGAAGGCAAGAAGCGCCTTGCGGGCCTCCGATGGAAGGTATCACGATTTCCGTGATACCCCAGCGGGGGTTGGATTTCAGCTTTTCATGCTGCGATTGCCAAGCCAACCCCATGCCCTCGACCACGGGCTTCATGGGGACGTAAGGCTGCTGCTGGTGCTCGACGAGAAAGAGGGTGGCGCCACGGAAAGCAACGGTGATCTCGGTAGACATGATGGTGTCCTCTGACTGAGTTTGAGAACCGCCACCAAACGCTGGAAATCGATGATTGGTGGCGGGACGCATGGGGTTTCCAGTACCGGGTCAGAGAACCGGCGCGCTCGGAAGCGCCCCCATGCGCCCCACCATGGAAACTTTCGGGGCGTAAAAAAAGCGCTTCGGGTGAGCGCTTGTGCGCTCTGAACTTCGGGCTGGAAATCCCGATCGCCCGATGGGGGGCGATGGGAAGAGCATAGTCCGGCTGGCCGCTCATATCAAGCCTCTCGTCGCCTTCTGTTTGTGCTTGCATCATGATTGCGCCATGCTTGCGTACGTAAGCATTATTTCATGAGTATGCAAGCATGATAAAAAAGAGCCCCAATGCCGCTGGTGGTGTGGCCCGCGCTCAGAAACTCTCGCCTGAGAAACGCTCCGAGATCGCCCATGCGGCGGCGGCGGCCAGATGGGGCGTCCCAAAGGCCACGCACCAGGGGGAGCTTGCGATTGGCGATATTCGTATTCCTTGCGCCGTTCTCGACGATGGGCGCCGGGTTCTTACCGAGAACGGCATCACGAATGCTCTGCTTGGCTCTCGAAGCGGCGCCTCGAAGCGGCTGAAGAAAACGCTGTCCGAGGCAGGGGCCCCTGCCCCCCTCTTTTTGGCGCCAGAAAGGCTGAAACCCTTCATTTCCAACGAAATGTTGGATGGGCCCCTGGTTCCGGTTCAGTACCTCGATGGCGCGAGAACAGTCACCGGGTTTGACGCCACGATTCTCCCCTCCGCCTGTGAGGTCTGGTTGAAGGCCCGCGACGCCGGGGCGCTGCAATCCCAGCAGCTCGATAAGGCGCAACGAGCTGAAATGTTGATGCGAGGCTTGGCGCATATCGGCATTGTCGCCTTGGTTGATGAAGCTACCGGATATCAAGAAGTTCGTGCGATCATGGCCATGATGGCGAGATAGCGTTTCATCCTTAATTCCTTGCTTTGTTGGGGCGGGGCATTTTACCGCTTGGCCGCCATCCGGCGCGAGCCTTCAGCGTGCCCACCGGCTCCCGCGCCGCCGGTCGTGAAGTTACCCTGAACCCCATCACTCCGATAGGGACGGGTACCCGTGGCAATCCTCGTAGATTCTGGTCGGGCCGCGCTCGCGGCGGCACTCAAAAACGAAGTCATCCATCTGGCCTGGGGCGAGGGCGACCCGGATTGGGACGATACCCCGGTTCAGGCGCCTACCGACGCCACCGCCCTTGTGGATGAGGTCGGGCGCAAACTGGCCACCGTCAAGGCGTTCTGCGCCCCGGACGAGAACGGCGAAATCATCACCGATGATGGGCGGTTCGCCTATTCTGAAACGCCAACCAAATACCTGCTGCTGCGCTTTAGCTTCGATTTCGAGGACGCCCCCACGGCCACGATTCGCGAGCTTGGGGTGTTCATGGGCACGGAAACGGACCCTGGCCTTCCCCCCGGGCAGACCTATTTCGAGGGTGAGGAAATTACCTCACCTGGCACGCTGGTAACCTTGGAGCGCGTAACCGCCGACCCGCGATCACCGACAAAGCGCGCTATCTACGAACTGGTATTGGAGATCTGAAGCATGAGTATCGGCATCATGGCCTCGGCAGGAAAGTAACATGGCGATCAATCTCGAACACTATTACAACCGCTTCGATCCGGCGAAGAACTTCGAGGAACACCTCTTCCGCGCCGGCTACGCCATGCAGTCCGCCGAGTTTTGCGAGGTGCAGACTTCGTTCCGGGATCGGTTGCAGCAGATCGCCGACACCATGCTCAAGGATGGAGACGTGGTGCGGGATGCCCAGATCATCGTCGATCCGAATACCGGCGAGACCACCTGCCAGGCTGGGAAGCTCTATCTGCGCGGTGCGGTGCGCTCGATCGCGGCGAACAGCCTGACCATCGCCACATCGGGGACGGTGTACGTCGGGGCCTACCTCAAGGACCAAACCGTCACCGAGGTGGAAGACCCGAGCCTGCGCGATCCGGCCACCCTGGTAAGGAACTACAACGAGCCGGGCGCGGCGAGATGGAAGGTTTGGCCCGTCTGGGGCTATTCCGGCGACGGGCAGTCGGGGGAGTTTTATCCCGTCTGGACCGTGATCGACGGCGTGGTGCAACCGAGGACCTTCGATACCACACTGGATCAGATCCTCGCCGCCATCGCCGCCTATGATGTCGAGTCGACCGGCGGCTGTTACGTGGTGAGCGGGTTCCGCGTGGTG